GGCAACAGAAGAAGCTATATCAGCAATAACACCTCCAGTGTCTACTATGGAATCTGATTCCCTTGCGAAAAAAAGACAGAAGGAATTATCTGTAGGCGTTGATGATGTAGGCGCAAGTGATTCTGCATTTAGTCTACTAGAAACTCCAACACTAAGTGATTCTGCATTTAGTCCAGTAGAACCTCCAACACTTCTTTCGATGGCTCAAAGTGAAAAACCTAATAAATCTATATTAAGAAGAAGAAGTAGAAAAAAAGGCAGACGATCTTTAATTACTGGAACATCTGGCGGTGGAATTGGTTATTACAGTAAATTCTTTACATAGGATAAAACATGATAGAAGATCCAATTGCAAAAAAATACCTTGAGCAATATCAAAGAGCCAAGGCTAAGAGAGAAAATTTTGTACCACTGTTTGAAGAGTGTTATGAATATGCGTTACCTCAACGAGAGTCTTTTTATAATGAGACAATAGGTCAACGCAGAGATGATAAAATATTTGATGAAACTGCTGTTGTAGGGGTACAAGAGTTTGCATCAAGATTACAATCAGGTCTTGTTCCTAACTTTGCTAGGTGGGCTGATTTGACATCTGGTTCTGAAGTACCTAAAGCAGAGCGAGATTTTGTTAACAATGAACTAGACGAGGTAACTGAATATGTTTTTGAAATTATCCAAAATTCTAACTTTTCCCAAGAAGTGCATGAGTCTTTTATGGACTTGGCTGTCGGGACTGGTATCTTGGCTGCGGAAGAAGGTGACTCGCTAAATCCTATTAGATTTTCTGCAATACCGCTTCCTCATGTAATACTTGATACTGGGCCTGATGATCGTATTGATCATGTATTTAGAGAAAGAAAAGGTATTAGATTTGATCAAATACAAATATTGTATCCTGATGCTGTATTAAATGAAAAAATACAAAACATGATGCAAAGTGGAACTGATAACACAACAACAGTTCTTGAATTAATATGTCGTGATTATTCTAAATTAAATGAAGAATCTTACCTTAGCTATGCTTTTTGTATGACAACAAACTCTGTTATTTATTCTAAGCAAATGTCAGGTGTAGGTTCTAATCCGTTTATTTGTTTCCGTTGGTCTAAATGTGCAGGTGAAGTATATGGGCGTGGGCCATTAATGAACGCACTCTCTGCAATTAAAACAACTAACTTAACAATAGAGTTAATACTTGAGAACGCACAGATGTCTATTTCTGGTATCTATCAAATGGATGATGATGGTGTTGTTAATCCAGATACAATACAGCTTGTTCCAGGATCTATCATACCAAAAGCTATTGGGTCAGCAGGATTGCAGCCAATACAAGCAGCAGGTGGTTTTGATGTAGCGCAACTTGTTCTTGGTGACATGAGATTAAATATTAAACGTGCATTGTATAACGATATGTTGGGCAATCCAGATAGAACTCCTGCATCTGCTACTGAGGTTGCAGAGCGTATGGCTGATTTATCAAGAAGAATTGGTTCTGCATTTGGTAGATTGCAAGCAGAGTTAGTGCAACCAGTATTGCAAAGAGTTATTTACATACTAAAGAAACAAGGCAGAATAGATTTACCTACTGTTAATGGTAGAGAAGTTAAAATTAAATCTGTTTCTCCATTAGCACAAGCTCAAGCTAACCAAGATATTACTTCTGTTGCTAGGTTCTTAGAGCTTATTCAAGGTAGGTTTGGCCCTGAGATGATGCAGCTTCTTGTTAACTCTGAGGAAACTGCCGCTTTCCTTGCTAAGAAATTTGGTGTACCTGATACCTTGATTCGTGACGAAAATGAGCGTAAGCAATTAGTTGCGATGGCACAACAAATGGCTCAACAGCAACAAATGGTGCAAGGAGAGCCGCAACAACAGGAGCAAATAGTTGAGCAGTAAAAAACAATCTAAACAAATCAATGTTGGAATTGACGGACACCAGAGAACAAAAGAACTAGACGAGCAAATAAGTAAAAATATAGCTCAGTTATTTAGTTCTGATACTGGTAAAGAAGTTCTTAGATATTTAAGAAGTATAACTATTGATTTAGTTCACGGTGCAAATGTAAGCACTGAGGAATTGCGTCATGTTGAAGGGCAACGATTTGTTATTGGCCTTATAGAAACTAGAATTAACCATGCACACAGGATAAAATCAAATGGCTGAAGAAACAGTAGAAGAAACAGTAGAAGAAACTAAAGACACACTAATACAAGAGCCTCCAAAAGAAGCCGCACCAGAAAAACCTGAATGGCTTCCTGAAAAATTTAATACACCAGAAGATTTAAGCAAAGCTTACTCTGAACTGTCTAGTAAACTTGGAGCTAAACAAGAAGATATTATAAAAGAATATAATGCTGAAAGATTTATTAATAGGCCAGAATCTAAAGGTGACTATGAGTTACCTGAGGTTATAGATCCAGAAGGTGCTACAGATAATGATCTTCTTAATTGGTGGTCAGAACACGCATTTAATAATGGCTTTAGTCAAGATCAATTTAAAGAAGGTATAGAAATGTATGCTAAAGCTATTGATGCTGCTATGCCTAAAAATGATTTGCAAGCAGAGCAAGAAAAATTAGGTGACAATGCTAACTCAAGAATAGAAGCTGTTAGTATGTTTGCTAATAAATACTTTCCCGATGAATTAAGCAGAGCAGTAGAAAGATTAGGTGAAACAGCAGAAGGTATTATGCTTATTGAGCATATTATGGCAAAAAATAAAGACACTCAAATTTCTGCTCAATCCTCTCCTGTTCCTAGTTTTGATGAAGCAGATTTACAAGCAATGATGCAAGATGAAAGATATTGGAACTCAGCAAGGCGTGACCCTCATTTTGTTAAGCAAGTAGATGATGGTTTCAAAAAGTTATATGGATAAAGTTCTTATAAGCCATGGGAGCCTACAAATGGTTCCCATGCAGAAACGCCATGTAATTCCTATGTACAGCACAATGAGTACAGAAAATTTATTTGAAGCTGAAGCTGTATATAAAGTTGATTTAATGAAAACTCTTATTCAATACTCAGAAACACCTGATGTTTTTGCTATAGAGAATAGTAAAGAGCCTTTAGCTATTGTAGGTATAAGAGGTATTACACATCAAAAAGCAATAATGTGGACAGTGTTTTCTGAGAAAATGAAAGAGAATTGGTTTTCCTTTGTTAAAGCATCTCCTAAGTTAATTGATTATTTACACACTCATTACCATGAAATTATTGTAGATACTTGGGAGGGTAATCATAAGATGCTTCAATGGTTAGGTTGGTTAGGTTTTGATCTTACAGAAATGTATTGCAATGAGCATGGTTTTAATATGGCTCATTTTGTGCGTTGCAATCAACGTAGAAAGAATGTTTACGCTTTCCCATCAAGACCCGTAATTCATTGAGCAGCCCGAAAGGATACCTGCGTTGATATGACAGAACGGACACTCAAGATACTTTAGTGCAACTTAAATAAGGAACTGATAAAATGGCTAATACAATAGATACAGCCTTTATTAAGCAGTTTGAATCTGATGTGCATCTAGCGTATCAACGTATGGGTTCAAAGCTGCGGAATACTGTTCGTACTTCTAATGTTACTGGAAGTGTGGTCAGATTCCAAAAGATCGGCAGTGCCGAAGCGACAACAAAATCGCGCAACGGTAATGTCACACCAATGGAACTAGCTCACACCACAGTCGAAGCTACAATGGCAGATTACTATGCTGCTGAGTACATCGACAAGTTGGACGAGTTGAAAGTCAACATTAACGAGCGTCAAGCTGTAGCACAATCTGCTGCTGCTGCACTAGGTCGTAAGACTGATGCCATTCTGTACGCAGCAATGGATTCTGGTGCTAGCTCAACTCAGATACATGATACTGGTTCTGCCCTTGCAAAGGCTGACTTGTTATCATTGTTTGAAACTTTAGGTACAAATGATGTTCCAGAAGATAACCAAAGATATTTGGCTATGCATCCTAAAGGTTTCGCTGACCTATTCTTAATTGAAGAGTTCGCCTCTTCTGATTATGTTGGTGAGAAAAACCTTCCATTTGCAGGTGGAATGACAATGAAAGAATTTTTAGGATTAAAAGTTTTCTCAACGTCTGCGGTTACTGCTGGTAAAAACATTTGCTACCACAGCTCTGCTGTTGGACTTGGTATTAACTCTGATGTTTCTACTGAGATCAACTATGTACCTGAGAAAGTTTCTCATCTCGCAACCTCAATGATGTCCATGGGCGCAGTCGTAATTGATTCGGCAGGCGTTTATGAAGTCCTTGACAATAATTCTTAGAGAGGAGTTAAATTATGGCTTTTAGCGCAAGTGGACTAACTCGCATTGGTGGCGATTCAAACGGATCTTTGTGGATGTATACATCTGCAGATGCAATTGCTACCGTAAACACAGCAGGTTATTTTAACGACGCAGCAAATATGCTTGCTGTTCGTGATGCAATTCTTGTTCGTGATACCAATGTGCCAACATCAAACTTAGTTAATGTTCTTTCGAACACTGGCTCTGTAGTAGATGTTTCAGACGGCACTGCTATTGTCGAAACAGATGGCGATTAAAAAAGGAGTGGGGGGTTAATAGCCCCCCATTTATATATATGGCAGTAATAAGCACTTCAGCAGATTCCCCTGTAGATGTATCTAGCAGGGCTTTAATATTGATAGGCGCAGAGCCTATTACTTCGTTTGATGACGGAAACAATGAAGCACTCGTTGCTTCTAATATGTATGAAGATGTTGCTAGAGCTTCTCTTGTAAATACTAGGTGGAGATTTGCAACAAACCAAGCTGTGTTAAATAAACTATCTGACGCACCTACTGGCAGATATGATTCAGCTTATCAAATACCAAGTGATTCACTTATGGTTCATGCGGTAACAGTAAATGATTATCCAATATTGTATCAATCATATGGTAATAAAATATTTTGTGATGCAGACTCTAGCGATGAATTAATACTAGATTATACGTTTAGAGTTGATGAAGAATTTTGGCCTTCCTATTTTGTGTTGGCTGTAGAGTACGCTTTAGCTAGTGTGTTTGCAGTAGCTTTAGCAAGAGATGCAAGTTTATCTCAACTTATGGAACAAAAAGGTGTGATGGCTATGGCTAAAGCAAGAGGCTTAGACTCACAGCAACAAACAAATCGTACTCTAAATACATCGAGGTTTATAACTCAAAGGCGTAGTTGATGCAGAAAGTACGAGTACCTATTACTAACTTCCAATTTGGAGAAGTAAGCCCTTCCCTATATTCAAGAACTGATTCTGATGTTTATACAGCTTCCGCTCAAAGAGTAGAAAATTTATTTCTTAGGGCAGAAGGCGGTGTAATTAAAAGACCGGGCCTAGAGAATATTTATGAATATGACATTACTGTAGAGAGAACTACATTTACTATTACTGTATCTGACTATGCTAATATAGCAGTAGGAACACAGATTAAGTTTTATGATGCAGATGGTAATTTATATATACTAGAATCCCAAGCAATAAGCGGTGATGCACCTTCTGCTGCGATAAATAACATACATTATTTTAGACCCAATAATTCAAACGACACAACAGCAGACAATATTTATACCGCGATTAATGCTATTGATGGATTTACAGTAGCTAATCCTGCTGCTGCTGTTGTCACAGTAACAAGGGATAAACCTAATGGCGGTACTTATTTAGCCACAGAAAGCACAGACGCAACAAGATTAACTGTAACAAACTTTTCGGGTGGCTCAAAAGTACAATCAAGATTATTACCTTTTATATTTTCTGACGATGAGAGATATATAATATCTTTAGAAAATGCTAAGGTAAGATGTTTTCAAATAAGCCCAACAACTGGAGCAGTGTCCTTAGTTGCTACAATAACGGCTGATACTGATAGTGCTGCTCTACCATTTTCTGATACTTACTTGCATGAGTATACTTTTGCTCAAGCAGGTGATGTTATGTTTATTTGCCATCCATTGTTTATGCCAAGACAACTTGTTAGAACAAGCCTTACAACATTCCAAATAGAAGTATTTGCATTTGATGTTAAATCAGATGCAAAATTAATTTATCAACCTTATTTTTCTTTTCAGTCTTTAGGTGTTACACTTGACCCATCTAAAACAAGTGGGAGTGGTGCTACACTAACAACAAACGTTGCTTATTGGGATACTACAGGAAGCCAATCAGGTGGTAATTATCCAAGTTCTTTTCACGTTGGTGTAACTATTAGGTATCATGGAGCAGAAATAGAAATTACTTCTGTTCAATCTACAACACAAGCTACTGGCACTATACTCGATTCTTTAGAGCAAACATTAGATATAAATGCTTTTAGAACAACAGATAGTTCTGCTGAAGTT